TGGGGTTGCGTTGATAAGTTTGATTCTGACCTCATACATTTTTGGGGCAGCTTGGGAAGACATACAGAAGGAGAAGAATAGTGATGGTTAAGTGGAAGAAGTATTGGGATTTTGCGACTGAGCGTGCGGTGAAAACTGTGGCTCAGGTTGCGTTGGCTGCAATGGTCGCTGGTGCCGGCATCCTTGATGTGGACTGGTTGCAGATCGCCTCAGTGTCCCTGCTTGCTGGGATTATGTCCCTGCTGACCTCGGTGCTCACCTATGATAAGGATGCCTAATCATGGAGCGTGAGGTTGTGGATGGTTTCGCTGTGCCGGTAGATCCGATGGACCTGCTCCAATGTGATTCTTGCCAGTGATACACTGAGCTCAAGGCCATGTGCCTCTCTCAAGTGAAACCCCTCAGACTCCACCTCTGGGGGGTTTCCTTATTCTCCCAGCCAGGCGTAAATGGTTCGCCTGGTGACACCGGCTTTCTTGGCAAGCTGTTTGATGTTGGTGCCTGCTTCATAGTCTTCTCGGACACGCTCGCGCAGACTGTTGGTGACTTTGGCTAGGCGTTCGAGCTGCCATTCGCGTAGGTCAGCGAGCTGTGGCAGGGTCATGTCTTGGAGATCGTAGCTTGATGGATGCATCATGGCCACAACTATACACGCCGGTAAGATTCAGTCTTGCTTTTCTTGTGTGTGGCGCTATACACTCGGAGTGTCCAATAGAAAGGGTGGAAACAATGGGCGTATATAAGCAGATTGATGTGGCCTTCCAAGAGGCCATGATTACCGCTGTGAACGGGGCTGACAAGGAGCTTGCTGACACTGTGGCCTGGTATAGGGAGCATGCAGCTAAGCTCCCACCGGAGTTGATGCGAGCAATCCTGACTGATGAGGCTTTCTTTCAGAAGGCGCTCACTGTGTGGGATAACGACTTGATGACTCCTAAGCCTGCTAGCGAGCATGTTGCTTTGCAAGGGTTGCGCGCAGATCTACGCAAACCTAAGTCAAACCGGCTGTGTGTCATCGGCTGGTCGCTTATCCTGCTGGCTTTGGTAGCTGGTGTCACTGTGATTGTGGTGGCACTGTGAAGGCAGGGTGGGGTCTTATCGTCATGGGTGTTCTCCTGGCGGTGTGGCTGCAACATGCTGATGCTGTGATTGCTGGCATCGGTTTGGTTGCGTTAGGTGCATGGATTTTGAGTGTAAAGGAGCCAGTTCGATGATGGATGTTCGCTGGGATGGGCGTGAAGTTGTGGTGCGCCTTAGAGATGATGTGTGGTCAATGTTGGAGCCTGGCACGCTTTGTCTGACCAGGAAGCAAGCCCAGACTCTTTTTCTGCACTTGGGGGAGCTCTCTAGGGTTCCTGACTTTGAGCATGAGCCGGAGGATGGGTGATGGAGAGCTGCGAACTCAAGAGATCCAAGCAATGCGATTCAAACACCCGTCATTTTGACTATGCAGGATGGGTGTGTGAAGCCTGCTATCACTGGCTGTTAGGTCACTAACGCTCTGATGGAAGAGTGCCAGCCCAAACCCCGTAACGCTCATTGCTTTCACTGGCGTACATGAAACACTCATCCTTGATAGGACAACCAGCACACAGCTTCTTGGCTAGCGTGATGGCGTACTCCCTGGTGGCCTTGTCTGGGAAGTCTTCAGGGAAGAACACTTCGGGACAGTTCATGCAAGGTGTGGTGCCTACGCGATCCACAGCGGCCATCAGGTTTGAGTAGGGTCTGTGTGGGTGGTCCTTCATATACTCAGAGTAATGGAAAGGTGGAGATCGTGGACAACAGAGCAGAAACAGTAGAACGGCTTGCGCAGCTCATTTTCGCTGGCTGGATTGATAGTCAGTCTGACAGCGGTTCAACCTGGAGGCAATCACTTCCAGCTTTGAAGGCCGCTAAGGAAGAGGCTGGTGAGGAACTGGTAGCTGAAGCTATGGAGGTTGCTCGTGCGCGTTATGAGAAGCTGCGCGGTTGATGCTGAATCCAGAGCAGTTCATTGCTTCTAAAGCGCTGTTCCCTTCAGACTGGCTTAGAGCTCGCAAAGAGGGTGTGACGGCCACACAGGTTTCTAGGGCTGCCACACCTGCTGGTTTTGAGCAGGCTGTCAATCAGTTCTGGGAGGAGTTTCAGGAGCCTGACAACCCTTACATGGCTTTTGGTAGGGATATGGAGCCTGTGCTGGCCAAGTTCGTGCATGAACGGTTTGGGATTCTGCCTAATGAGTGGCTGATTGCTAACGCGGACACTGTGTGGCACCTGGCTACCCCTGACGGCTTGAGCTTAGATCATGAGTTCTGTTCTGAGATTAAGACAACCGGCCAAGACTGGGAAGACAAGGCCATTCCTATTCAGTACCGCAGACAGGTGCAATGGCAGTTACATGTCACAGGGGCGAGCGCTTGCCTGTTTGCGTGGATGCTGCGCATTGATGTTGACGGTGTGTTTGCGCCGGCATGGTTTGAACCTAAGAGCTTGTGGATTGAGCGTGATGAGGACATGATTAGTTCATTGGTTGATACAGCTGACAAGCTGTGGGAGAGGATTCATTATGGATAAGAAAGACCAAGCAGTTTTGAACATTGCAACAAAGTATGTGCAGGATCTACGCGAGACTCAGCGACCTGAGCTGTGGCGCGACTTTTGGCAGCTTGAGGCAAAGATTTTGGAACAGAAGAGAGGGAAGTAATGAGTGTGAAAGCTGATGTGACAATCCTGGTGACAGCGGTTGATGAGGAGCTCTACACGCGCCTGCTGGTGATGGCGAACAGTATGGGTGTGAGTGTGTCTGATGTGGCGATGCTCGCTTTGGCAGCGTACATGGAGGAGAAGTCATGACTGAGAAAGACTTGAAGCTCATCAAACTTTGGGCGGTCATGACAATACTGACACTGGTGCTCCAGGTTGCCATCCTGGTAAATATTATTAGGGGTGCCTGATGGCTCGGTTCTCGCTTGACGATTATGAGACCGTTGAAGAACGCATCAAACGCTTCTATGGGGACTGGCCTGATGGTCGCATCCTGACTGAGAATGAGACGATCCCTGAGTATCGCCTGGAGAAGATTTGGGTTGTCCGAGCGCTGGTGTTTCTGACTGGTGAGGATGTGGAGAGGAACTGTCCTAAAGCTTCTGGGCTTGCTTATGAAGTTGACAGCTCTTCTGGACCACAGGCATCCTCAGCCCTTGAGGTGTGTGAGACCAGCGCGATAGGCCGCGCCTTAGCTAATGCAGGCTACTCAGGCAATAAGCGAGCCTCTAGGGAAGAGATGCAGAAAGTGCAGCGCTTCGAGGAGCGCAAAGTCTCTAGGGACTGGCTTGCAGAAGCTGAATCACTGAAGGATGTGGACCAGTTGCGCTTATTATGGGCTGAAGCATCGAAAGCAGGTGCTGCACCGGACATTCTGGAGAAGGTCAAAGCTTATGCCTCAGCACTTAGCGCTCCTGGCATCGGTGAGGGAGCTGACACAGGCGTATCTGGAGGCGCAAAGAGCAAACGATCCGGTGCTAAGTGAACTGTTCAGGCTGGAACTATGCAAGAGGTTGGTGAGTGTTTGTGATGCCATCGCAGATAGCGAAGGATCTACTTGAGCTGACTCAGACTAATCGTAAAGGGGTGGGGGCGTTATATGAAGCTGAGATTGATTTGGCTAGAGCTGAATCTGATTTGGACAAAGCAGAGGCTGGCGCGTTTATACAGGCTGCAGGCTCGGTTGCTGAACGGCAGGCGATTGCGAAGCTTGCGTGCTCGGAGCTCCGCTTTGAGAGAGATGTGGCTAAGGCTAAAGTGAACCGCATTAGGGTGAAGATGCGATCTATTGAGTCTGAGCTCATGGCCATTGCGACTGCCGCCAAGGTGATGCAGGCGGAGATGAAACTATGACGAGGGTGTGGTCTGACCGTTGTGATGATTGTGGTGGGGGTTGGTTCCCTGATGGTTGTCGCTGTAAGGATGAGTCGTGAGCCTGCTTCTTGAGGATGATGGGGAGCTGTCGGAGGAAGAGCTGCGCGCCTGGTTAGATTCCCTGGATTCCTCTGAGGACATTGACGAGCAGGGTTAGGCTACCGTTTCATCAGGTTATACACTCCAGAAATATCACCCTTTGTCGGCGTACTCAGTCACATTCGTGTTTGTCGGCGTAAGCATGCATTTCTGACTGTTTGTAAGATTCACACCTGCCCAGATGTCTAGTTCGCTTCCGCTGTTGTGTGTGAGCGCACATTATTTGCACATTTTGGGGCGCTTCAGGGTCGCTAATCGCCACTTTCTGCGAGCTCGCGCACATAACTTAGCTGGTGGACTTGCGGAGAGTCGAACTCCGGTCCCCACCAGATCGCTTGCGCGGTTTGCTGACAGGTCGAATCCATCCAAGCCCTCCCTAAGTGTAGCCTGGGCCTCATGGCTATCCCCAAGAAGGTTTTGAAGCTAGTTCAGCAGCGTGATGACCATTGCTGGCATTGCGGTGTCGAGGAAGACCTTGTGCCACACCATGTTAAGAATCGTGGGATGGGTGGATCCAAACTTTTGGACACTGTTGACAATCTGGCGATGATGTGCGCCAGGTGGAACGGGGACATGGAAAGCAGTGTGACAGCTGCGCGACAGGCGCGAGCATGGAATCATAAGCAGGCTGTGTGGGAGAGGGAGCACTTGCCACTGTTTGATGTGCAGGGTGGCTGGTGGTATCTTCATGCTGATGGTTCTAAGACACGCGCGACTTGGAAAGATGCAGCGTTCTAAGGTGTAATGTAATGAG